AAGAAGGAACGTTTAGCAAAGTAGGCGGGATGTTCGGAGGGGGTGGCGAAGCCGAAGAAAAAGCGTCAAAGATGGCAGGAGATGTGGCGAAAGTGAAGCCGAAATCGTTATTCGACCTAGAAGCATTGAAAGAGTTCGGACTCAGCGTTTTAACGCTATTTATTGAAACGGTGATTATTTCGGTCATTTGTGTGAATATCATGTTTTTTGCGGCGCCGGAAAGCATCAAAGACAATCACATCAATTTGAATAAATTATTCCCCACCGACCGTCATGAATGGCCGTATTGCTATACGAATGAATACACAAGTTGCGATGCTGACTGTGATGATAAGTTCGGCGGCATCGCGGATGACCCCAAAATCGAAACCGCCAAAAAAATATACCTGAAAGCTGCGATTCTTCTTGATACATATGTTTTTAAATGGTTCTGTTTGACAAAAGAAGACGTTGATATGGTGAATGAGAGTGTGGAAGAAGGTGTTACGAAAGTAAATCTGCTTAACTGGGACTTTATTAAGACACGTTTCAAGCAATGGATTAATAACTCGTTCATATTTTCATTTTCGTCGGATCGTGCGATGTTGTCGTATATATTCGAACAGATTACACGTATTTCAAATGCGATTCCGGCGGAATTGTATGATGCTGTGTCGCCACTTTTGATTATTTTTATTCCATTTGTCTTTTTGTTGATTGTTGGATTTATGTTGATGGGTGGTCCTTTCTTTACGACGGTTATTGGTATGATAATAAATCAAACCGACAACCGTAAAGAATTTATTGGCGGTTCATTATGGTCGTTATTTACCGGATTCGGTATGGGTATATTTCCGGTGGTGTCATATTTTGTTCAACTGATACAATTTATTGGTACTCTGATAATATATCCACTTCTTCATTGGGACCAGTATCGCGAGTTATATGCTCGTTACGTTCCAATCATCTTCTTCTTCTTTAATTTAACGCTGATGTATTACGCATTCGAGTATTTAGATATTAATGTTGCGGCGATCGTGATTTTAATGTTACTGATGCTGTATTTAACACATTACTGGCAAGGAATTATGGACTTTATTCATTCGATTCAAAACTGGGGTGGATAGCCGAGCGGAGCCGAGCGGAACGAAGCAGCAATAAACAACATAAATAATATCGTATAAGAGCTATTATATCCAAATTATACGATATGGGTGGAAAAAATAAAGCATCGGCATCGGCATCGGCATCAGCCGCATCAGCGGCCGGCATCGAGAAATCAAGCCCAGAATATTTCAAAAAATACCCATTTGTCAGCGTATGCACACCCACGTTCAATCGTCGGCCTTTTGTAAATGCGATGATTGCGTGTTTCAATGCACAAGATTATCCGCAAGACCGTATGGAGTGGATTATTATTGATGACGGAACCGACCCAATCGAAGACCTTGTAGCATCCCATCCTCGCGTAAAGTATTTCAAATACGATACCAAAATGACGCTGGGCCGAAAGAGGAATTTGCTTCATGAAAAGTCGCGCGGTGAAATATTGGTGTATATGGACGATGATGACTATTATCCACCAAAGCGTGTTTCGCATGCGGTTGAAATGTTGGTATCTCATCCAGAGGCATTATGTGCCGGGTCAAGTGAGATTTACATCTATTTCAAGCATATCAAGCAAATGAAGCGTTTTGGACCATATGGACCGAATCATGCCACCGCAGGAACATTCGCATTTAAGCGTAAATTAATTAGGAACAATCGTTATAACGATGACGCGTGTTTGGCAGAGGAGCGTGCATTTTTGAAGGATTATACCATCCCTTTTGTTCAGCTCGACCCGATGAAAGTGATTCTGGTATTTTCGCATGAACATAACACGTTCGATAAACGCAAGCTGCTTGTAAATGCCAATCCGGATGTGGTGAGAGATTCGCCGAAGAAGGTCATGGATTTCATTAAAGACAACGACCTTCGTCGGTTTTATATGAATGAGCTGGAAGGGTTGCTTGAAAAATATGAGCCGGGACGTCCGGAAATGAAACCGGATGTGATTGCTCAAACTTTGCAGCTTGAGAAAGAACGCGCCAAGATGGCGGAAGATGCGGCGGCAGGAAGCGGTGGTGGCAACATCGTATTACAACAACCCGGACAACCGCCGGTTACGCTGAATAACAAACAGGTTGTTGATATTCTTCAAGCATTACAAAACGATGTAGCGTCACGTGATCAAGAAATAGCACGATTAAATCGCGAATATAAAGTGCTTCATGATAACTATATGTCGTTACAAAAGCTTCAAGCGGCATCCATCGCGGCGGCGGTGAGTGCGACGTCCGCCCCGGCACCAGCACCAGCACCAGCACCAGCACCAGAATCAGCGACTACCGTGACCGAACCCGAAACGATTTACGTGTAAATACACCGACAATTACAATAATATCATAATCAAATGCGTCGTGTCAATAACATCGCCGACGATGATATTATTTATTCTTTTACAATCTCGACTGAGTTAATCTTTAAACAAAGAAAACTTGTCTTCGATTCATGAATCACAAATTCATGCCCCTTATTGTATTCTTCAAATTTATTACTGAGAATATTTTCTATTTCACTTACTGGAAGTTCATCGTCTTTTGTTTTATATTTATTCCGTGAATCATCGTGGTGGTCGTCGTCGTCGCTATCTCCACCGCGTTTCTTTGACTTCGACGATTTTGACGACTTCGACGATTTTGACGACTTCGACGATTTTGACGACTTCGACTGTTCCTCCTTCTCGGGTGGAAGATACTCCCATTCACCAACCGCCTCAATCGTTTGGTTATTTGTCATATAGACAACGGAGTCTGAATTGAAAACAAGTGCGGAACCCGGAGCATGGTCATAACTATCGAGGTCAATTTCTGTAATCAGGTCAAATTCATCAAGAAATTCATTCTTACGAAGATAACTGCGAATGTAGTTGATAATTTCAGGTGTTGGCTTTACAGTATATATTTTGTTTTCCGAGTCGCTATCACTTCCGCTTCCGCTGCCGCTCTCTTCGCCATCGCTGCCACTGCCATCGCTCCCACTTCCGCTCCCGCTGCCGTCGCTCTCACGCTTGCTATCACGCTTTTTCTCACCCTCGGTCTTTGTGCCCGGAGGAGTCACAGAAACACACTCAACCTCTGTATCTAAAATTAAACGATATTTCGAATCAAATGAAATCGACGCGCCCATGGTAGTTATTTCTAAATACTAATAACATCTTTTACGTATTAATCAAACGCATGACACCTACAAAGACAATAGGGTTTATTCTAATAACACAGAATCGTATTGGGGGTCGCTTTCACAGTCGTCTTCACCAACTACTGTCTTTTCCATATATTTGTCTAAATAACGATATATCCGATTGATGTCTAATTTTGTGATTTCATACATCTCTAAAATTCGTGGAATATCCTCTTCCGAATACTGTTTTTTAAGTGTCATGAAAAATGTGAATAAATCGTTCTGATCCATCGAAAGCTGAATACACAAATTCTGTATGAAAAGTTGATTATTGTATTCAGTGCTGTATTTCGTTAAAACCTTCGTAAATCGCACCTCGGTCGGATGAAACCGCGCCTTTTTCGGGAATGATTTATGATACAAATGATGATTGTAAAACGTCTTGATGAGAGATGAAAGTTCGTTGAATAACCATATCTGATTTTGAAATGTAATGCGGTCAAAGTAGTCAGCTTGACAGATGTTATCCAGGACCATCTTATAAAACGGTGCGCTTACTGAAACAGGCATTTTTTCAAACAAGTCGATGATATTTTCATGCCAAAGAAGTCCGATGGTTGTGCGGTCGGTTTCGTTGATTAGAACATTATGGTCAGAAATCGGGTATTCAGTATTCATCAACTTTTCGGTTATCTTTTTGATGTCTTCATTATAGGTCTTCGGCTGAAATATCGCATGAAGAATATTGTTCGCGAGTATTGTGTTTGATTTTTTGCTCATCTCCATTACTGCGTTCAGCTTACGCAGATTGCCTTGAACAAACGCGATGATGTTTTTTCGCATAACCGCGTCGATTGCTGGCAACTTCATGTCGATGATATGCGACATTTGCGCAGGAGTAGGTGTTTTCAACTCATAAACATAACACACCTTCATCAGTTCTTTGATTTTCTTGTCGATGTGGTAATTCCCAATACAAATAATCGGATTCATCGTGATTTCTTCTTGCTTCTGTTTTTTTGTTTTTTTAGGACGAATAAGTTTGATAAGAGACGTGATACCACCTTTATCGCCGTTATTCATTCCGTCAAGCTCGTCCATCACTACGACGATTTTTTGGACCTTTCGTTGAAATATCGACATTATGTTTTTATCAGAGATATTGTGTTGGGTTATCGATTCGATGATGGACTTGTTTCGGATATCCCCCGCGTCATATTTCACCATATCATAGTTCAGTTCTTTTAGTAGGCGAACCACGAATTCAGTTTTTCCGGAACCTGGCTCGCCATAAATATAGATGCCTCGTTTGAATGTAAGGTCGGATTTGTTTTTCTGAAAAGATGCTAAGAAGTCTCGGATATTGTTATAGATGGTTTCTCTGCCAAGAAAGGTTGTATAATTTTCCATGTATGTCTATTTATGTCTATGTATGGCGATGTATGTCTTATGTGAATATATTTTTTATGTTTATATGTTATAACAAGCATTATTCAGAGAATGAACGCAATCCAAGAATTATTTGCCCCTCTTGACAAGGATTATTGTCTCTTGTTTTACTGGCTTACCGTTGTTAATTTTATTTTCTTAGCGGTTGCTGCGTTGGGCTTTGTTTCATCGCTGGTTCTCTTATTTAGGGGGAAAATCACGTTAATGAGCGGAGTTTATTCGTTCTTGATGATTCTCGTGTATGCTCTCATGTATTTCCAGACACGCTTGTTCTACTCGATGTGTGTCACGAGCAACATGAAGGCGGGAACATATGGCATGGGTGCTCCTTCTGATTCACTCCCTGCTGTTGCCAAGGGGGCTTCTAGTGCGGCACCCGGTGCTTTCCGTATGTAAATACCGCGTGACGATATGACATAATAATAATTTCGTTATTTTGTCATAAATTAATAGATAAATACGCATCACGACGATCACGACAAGCAGTTCTTCAACGAACTTGCGCGTGACTTTTGACCATCTAAAACGCCTTCCCATGGAACATATCCACCATCTACCCCACTTAATCCAGGTCCTGAATATGTGGCGCCGTTTATTTTGGTGAAATTGTTACAGTTATTGTTTTGGTCGGGAGCACTAAGTGTGTATCCCAAACCGTACTTATCGACACAATTTGTTCCATCGAATTCCATACGATCTGGGCATTTCGAAATCTCAGGCGGCCACTTCTGCGTGCTCTTTGACTTCAACAGTAAAATCGCGACGGTTCCGATTGAAATCACAAACGCGATGATTGCGAGTAATAACACCATTTTTTGAATGGAGAGATTGAAAAAGTTGCTAAACAGCCCATCACCGGATGAACCGGCACTTCCATTACTCGAACTTCCGAATGCCGACGAACCTGTGTTTTTTGAACTTGAAATGAAATCCATAACTATATAAAGTAGTGATATAATATCTGTGTATTATACAACAACGTTATTTAGCGTATTCGTATTCGCATTCGCATTCTCATTCTCTCATTCTCAATCGCATTATCATTCTCTCACTTCAATCAAATGAACCGGTTCGATTATCGCACTTTCCCGGAAGACACATTTATCGGACAACCTAAAAATGGCCGTCTCGATATCTTAACACCCCCGATTCAAGACCAGTTCGCTCTTTATGATAAAAATCCCGTTCATCAGTGCGTGACTTACCGTGATGCGCTGAACGGAATCTGGGAAAACACACCTCTCTCGAATGCGTTCTTCTGTAAAGAGAATATGCAGATTATTCAAAACGGTATTCGCGCAGGAGTGTATCAGCGCTCCCGCGGCAAGTATGTTATTGGCGAACAAGACTGTGATACTCTGCGCATCATCATGCGGACAATTTATTTACAGAATGCGGCCAACGCTCCCACCGATATCCGGGAGCAGATTATTGAGTTGAATGAGTTAGTATTTGAATACTGTGTGCCTCGTATTCATGGCGAAGCAGAAGGATATATTCAGTATAAGCGAGATGTCAGCAACATGTACACGCCGATGGCTCACCCGAATTTCTCGGATTACAAGCATAAGACGCTAGAGTTGAAGCCGTGGTTTTAAAATAATGTAGAATAAAACATAAATTTCGTAAATAAATGTAATATTATGTAATATTTGTCAGTAAATATTTGTATATTTGGTCGATTGACCTTTGTGTTTTTGTCAGTGATGGATATGAATAACCTTTACAACCTCTATGAAATGTCATATTATTCGGTTTGTGTATTGTTATACCTACCGTTCCTTCGTGTTGATTCGTTAAAATCGATTTCAACAATTTGGTCATCTCTGCCGTATTTACACATGGATTATGATTCGCATCATGAATGTTATGTATCATAATCTGACCACACGAAACATACTTCAAAAAATAACCAATATGTGATGGAGAAATTGTGTCTTTTACACCAAAACACACAGTCGTCGGTATCTTTTTATATACATCTGTAAGTGTCGGAAATGATGGTGTATTCCAATACGAATAACACGGTGTAAATGTAATGACCCTTTGTAATATTTGATGCCCCTTATTACGTGGATTTGAATAAAAAGATAGCCAAAATTGTGTTAATAATGAATCATCATGAAAAATTGTGGTAATAATACGTTTCATGCCATTACGTGATATGAGTGGAAGGTCAAATATAGTGGTGGGTAACCCGAATTTGAAAAATATAGTCCAATAATATCCCCATACACCGAGTGTTGGAAGAATACCGGCGGGATTTAATAGAACTAGGTTTTTGATTGCGTACCTCGCGGCAACATGAATAGATAGAAAACTGCCGAGTGAATGACCAACAAGAGTTGTATTATGAAGAATGTTCATTTTTTGTAGTGTTTGTCCAATAACATTCGCATAATGAATACACAATTCTTTATTCGTTGGATACATGTCTATATCAATATCACCACTTATACCAAATGATGGTAAATCGAACGCAACGCATTTTACGTTGGATGGCATTTGATCCATTACGTCGAAAAAAGTAACCGACGAACTCGCTGTTCCATGAATAAATACAAATACATCATCGTGATCACTGTGTATAACACCCGTTGGATCTTTTATTACGCTGTGTATCGTGATACCGGAAATATCTACAACTTCTTCACGAAAATTATATTGTTTCACTAGACTTGTCATGATTGTCGATAACGATACTGCTGATGATGCTGCTGCTGCTGCCCATGAAAATATAATTAGTATTATATATAG